CCGCGTACCACCGGTTGATATTGTATATGCTCACACGAAGATTGAACTTCCCAAGTTCGAATACGCTACTGAGCACAGTGAGTGGTATCTGAAGACCATCGAGAAGTTCTGCCGCTACCGTGCTCTCGAACTGGCCGTGCTGAGCGGCATGGAGATGATCGCCAACGGTGAAGGCGCCAAACTCGAAGCGATGGTCAAGGATGCCATGACGATCAGTCTGATGACTGATATCGGAACCTCCTACTTCCTCGATCCGACGACGCGTCTGATGCGTTTGAAGGAACGAGGCAACATCATCGCAACCGGTTGGAACGCCATTGACTCGCGTCTGTACGGCGGCTTCACCAAGGGATCACTGAACATCTTCGCCGGTGGCTCCGGTTCTGGTAAATCGCTGTTCCTCCAGAACATTGCCCTGAACTGGGCTCTTGCCGGGATGAACGTGATCTACATCACGCTCGAACTGGGTGAAGACCTCGTCAACCTGCGCTTGGATTCCATGGTCACTGGCCTTGGAACCAAAGAAGTCATGTCGAACGTGAAGGACGCGGCCATGAAGGTCGTGCTCACTGGCAAGAACTCCAAGGCTGGCGATCTGCGCATCAAGAAATTCCCGGAGGCTGGAACGACCTGTAACTCAGTTCGAGCCTTCCTGAAAGAATACGAGATCAAGGAAGGCTTCAAGCCCGATGCGATTGTCATCGATTACCTCGACTTGATGTACCCGAACAACAGCAAGATCGACGCGACCAATGCTTTCGCCAAGGACAAGTACGTCTCGGAAGAAATGCGCTCCATCGCCACGGACTGGGATGTCCCATTGGTGTCGGCCTCGCAGTTGAACCGTCAATCGGTGGATGCTCCCGAGTTCGACCACAGCCACATCGCCGGTGGCATTTCGAAGATCAACACGGCCGACAATGTGTTCGGTCTGGCGACTTCGGCGACCATGAAGGAACGCGGCGAATACCGCCTCCAGTTCCTGAAGACCCGTTCGTCCTCGGCCGTGGGTCAGACGATCACCATGGGGTACAATCCCCTGTCCATGCGGATCACCGACCCCAAGGGTCCGGTGGGTGAGGATTTCGAGACCGAGAGCGAAACGCAGGCTTCCGAAGAACGGATCAGCAATCTGCGTGAGGGCTTGCGGAACACCTCGGTGATCCATCGGGCCGCCTCCAATCCTGCTGGCCCTGTGATGCAGCTTCAAGAGCCTGCACCGGGCATGACCATCAGTCAGATGGCCCATCCCCAGCACAAGTCACGCGAACAGATCGTGCAAGAGAAATCTCCTGTGCAAGCTGGTCCCCGTGAAACCGACATCCACAGCCTGATGGCAAAGAGAAGGCCTCCCCAGTAACATGTCGTCTCCGCTTGACATCCTTGAGAAAATCATCATCGAAGCCGCGTCATCGTACATCGTGGTGTCGGAATTCGAAGAAATCGAAGGAGAGGACAACGCGAAAGCGTTGTCCGCTCTGGAGAATGAACGCGACGTGATGCTTCTGTCCCTCCTTAATTACGCTCATGAATTTGGTCCTTATCTTGAGGCGATGATCCGCAAGGTTAGGATTGATCGATATGCGAAGAGCGATGAGGTCAAAGATCACGATATGATGAAAGCTCTGCGTGGGGAGTAATCCCGGCATCCATTGGCGTTGATAAATAACGGATGGATTCGTATAGCAATCAACAGATGAGGGAATTTATTTTCCTCACTGAGCAGCACATCATCGCGGAATACGCTGATGTTATGAGCTACCCAGTGATGGAAGATTTTGTACCGGTCGTAGAAGTACCTACGCCCGAACACCCTATGCTTGAAGACTGCCGAACTATCGTTTTCAAGCTTCGTGCTTTCATGGAAAGTGCTGGTGGTGATTATGCGCTGGGCGTTGAAACTGGCATGCAGCAGGCGGCTGACATGCTTGATAGCGTCATCAAGCGTTATTCTGAGGGTGATGAACTTGAGTAATCCTAAATTCCGTAGCTTGCTTGATGAACTGTCGGACAGCGCCCCGTTGCGCGACCGTGAGCTTTTCATTGAAAGCCGCGCCCAGCAGGTTCTGGCCAGCGTGAGCCATCTCATGCGCCTGATCCGCGAGAGCTACGAGGGTGAAATCGCGGATGATCTCCAGCGTCGCCTGCTGCTGGCCATCAAGAACGAGGACGAACAGAAATTCCGCCGCAAGATTCGACAGATTCGGGAGTCGAAGCAGAAATGAAAATCGAACTCCGCACGCTGACCCCTAAGGAAAAACTCGTCTACATCGACGGCGAAAAGGCAGGCATGGTCTGTCGTGAGGCCCGCGTGGCTTCGAACAGCCCAACGAATACAATCTATGCGTGGACTGGCGATATTCGCCACGACGGTACGACGATCCGCGTGGGTCTTACCGAAGCGGTCGGTCATATCATTCCCAAGATCGAGCGCCTGATCGAGACCTATGAGGCCCGTAAGATTGCGCAGCAGCCCATTGAAGAGGGTGATTTCATCAACGGCCTGAAGGATCGCGTGTCCAACGGCATCAAGGACATTGCGGCCAACGCCAAGGACCGTACCAAGCATGCGCTCGGTGACAAAGCTGCGCGCGGTAAGCTGGACCTTCGTTGGGCCGCCAAGCAACTGTGGATGAAATGGGAAGCCTACGCTGGTCGTAAGGAACAAGCCGGGAACCAAACCATCCGCTCGGCCCCGACCGTCCGAAACCTCGTGGACTTCCTGAATTTCGAATACGGTCTAACCATTTCTCCCAAGAAATTGCTCTATGCTCTGAACGGTGGCAAGAAGGCCGTGAAGGCTGCACAAGCTGCCGAGCAGCCCCAAGATGCAGAACTAGCCACACAGACGGTCGAAAGCCGCTTGATGGCCCTCATGAGCCTCACAGAGGCTCCTGAAGCCGCTGAAGATGGCGAGAAGGCCGCCCCCAAGCTGGCGACCCCGGACACCGTCACGTTCGATCCTCGCAAAGCCATGGTTCAGATCGCGGACATGCTGATCGACGCTGGTGTTCTGACGGTCTCGCGCAATGGCCAACTTTCGACTGGTAAGGCAGGCGGCCCAGATACCTCGACGAATCCAGCCAACCGGAAAGACGATACGGGCGGCAAGGTTATTTCGGCCGAAGACGGCAAGAAAATCGCCGCCAAGATTTCGGATTCGGGCCACCACGTCGATATGAAGGCACTGAGCAAGGCTCTGGCCACCAAAGGCGTGACACTTCAGCAAATGGACTGGCTGCGCAACAACATCTCCAAGCCGGACCACCTCAAGGACATCATGCTCGGCAAGTCCGGCGTGGACTCCAAGGTCGGCCAAGCCACCACTCCGGAATTGCTGGCCAATGTCGCCACGTCCATCGCCAACGCGATCACCAAGGTCCCGACTAATGGCGTGAACATCACGTCGCTGGGTTCGACTGTGGATATCGACAAAATGAACGAGCTTCTGAAGGCTGACGGCGTGAACGCCGAGCAGATCGACATTATCCGGAAGGCTGCTCAGAGCGAAGATGAACTCGTCAAGTTGCTAGCGACCGGAAAGGACTCTGCGCTCAAGCCGGTGTTCGGGTTGATCAATGCTTTCCTCAAAGCTTCAGTGAAGGTTCAGCCCGAGAAGAAGAAATGACCTACAGCTTTTTCGACACCCTTAGCGAAAGCAGGCTGATCCCGTCGAAATCGACGTTCAGGATTTACGATGCGGAAGCTTTGTCGAATCTTACGGTCATCTATCTGTGTGCGTTGTACATCATGTACAACAACAAATCCACTTCCAAATCGGCGATGGCCTATGCTCGTCGAACCCTTCAATACGGGATCAATTTCTCTGAGTGGCATACGGGAGGAACTGATTTGTACGTTCTCATCTATGGTCTGAAGGTCGATGATGTTGAACTGAACCATCCGGCGATCAGTGACCGCTTCAAGTCCACCCTCCCACTACGCGATGACATGATCGTTCGTTGGCTCCGGGAGATGAATTCCGGACACCTTACAGACTCCACACACCGCCAGTTATTCACCCGCATGGATTTCAACATGAAAACCTCGGACAACTCGATCCGAGCGATTCGCCGGTTGGTGATGGACTGGAAGAACCTGACGGAGAGCGAATACCGTCTGGCGATGACTCGGATGCTCCAGATAATCCGCATCCGCGCCCCGCGTTGCGAGTTGCTGGGCGATCTCCACAAGGTCTCCGACACCCATAACCTCGAAATCCGTGGCGCCTACGACAAGGACAGCGGACTTGGATACGCCCCTGCGATCATCGCGGCGAAAACTGCCGAGCCGTCCAAGGACTATTCCTTCCTGCGCGGCATTGCTGCTGTGGGTATTGGCCTCGCGGCCTCCAACCTCTTGCACAAGGCTACGAAGAAATAATGCGCTGGAAAGAAATTACTGAGACCGCATCATGCGGTGCAACCGGATCGTCCTCCATCGCTACAGCGGTTGGAGGTCTTGGCGCGGGTTTCGATCCGAACGGCGACAAGGGTATCTATGAGAAACCCAACAAGAAGAAAAAGGCTCCCGTTCTGAGACGATGAAGGTAGACTACAAATACAACAATGATCGCCGCGATAGAGAAGGTGATCTCGCTAGGGAAGGTCTCGTCTACCATTTCTTTGCTGCTTCAAAGAATTGGACCAATCTCGTTGAAATAGACGAGTGGATGACTGAGAACATCAAGAAGAAGCATAAAGCAACGGTAGGTTCACAATCAGGTAAAAATCGCGTTTATTTTAGAACTGTCGTATTATCAGACTTTGAAGAGGCGGTTTTATTTCGTTTGCGCTGGTGTTGAGCCATCGAAGATAAATAGAATCATGGCCACAGGCCCCAAATCTTCCTTTGAAAGGACAATATTATGTACAGCAATAAAGTGAACGGCCACAGCGTCGCCGGTCAGCACATCACGAGCAACATCGACTACTTCACCGTTTCGACCCCGGTCAACCTGACCGCTGCGGTTGCCAACGGCATCTCGGCTCTCGACAAGCTCGTTGAAATCATCTCCCTGCGTGGCCAGCCGGTCATCCAAGGCGTGGTTACGGGTTCGGGTCCTTACGTCCTGAAGTTCGCGACCGAGCACAAGGGTTCGTGGAACGTCACGGGCACGCAAGTCGTGGACAACTCGGCTGTTGACCTGAAGGCTGCTATCGTTTCCAACGGCATCGACTTCGGCTTCGACGCTAACACCAGCGTTACGGTTTCGGCTTCGCTGTAAGGCAAGTCCGTCGCCCCGAAAGGGGAGTCACTATAGAGAACCCTCGGCTTCACGGCCGGGGGTTTTTCTTTGTCTGATCGCCGAAATAAATACGTGCATGTCAATTCGTCATTTCATGAACATCGTTGAGACCGCCGTCCACGAAGCTTCGATGCCGTTCGGGAAGTCAGGTAACACCAAGGGCTTGACCTTCGGGTTTGAGGCTGAATTTGTGGTCAACAAAGAAACCTTTGGTGATCATGCGGACATTGACGACATCTCGGAAGATGAATTGGCCAACGAACTTGGCACCGATGAAGATGAGATGAACGAGAAATTCGGAGAATGGAAAGAAGAGACCGGAAACGCGGACGCTACTCTTCATGACTGGATCAATACGATTGGCATCACCCAATGGTGGAACGAAGTCAGGGCTGATGGTAACTATTGGTACACCGTGACGGATGATCGTCTTATCCGCTATCCGACGTGGGCTTCCGCCGTGGACCTGTTCGCCGATGACATTATAAATTATCTCGGATATGACATCGTCGCTGCCAATAACGAAGAACACGAACCGAACAAAGGTGATTATTCTCGTTGGTTCATTGAAAATGACCCAAGTGTCGGTAGTGAGGATACGTATGCTTTCGAAGTCGTCTCTCCTAAATTCGATGATTACAACACGTTTATAGCAGAAATGACCCGGTTCCTCAATTGGATCGTCGAGAATTACGATGGAATGATCTATACGGATTCCTCGACCGGCCTGCACATCAATATTGGCATGGAAGGTGCGGCCCAAAAGATCGACGCTCTGAAACTTCTGCTGTTCTCTGGTGAAAAATGGGTTACTGCGTTGTGGCGAGGAACCGACCTCGGTGCGCAGCGTCTTGTCGGTCCTGTTCTACCCAAGCTTCTTGCGAGTGGTCTACCTGCTTCAACAAAAGAAGCGAGCCGTTTCGCCATTGGGTTTTTCAAGAAACTAGATGATAAGGCGTTCGCTTTCAACATGTTGACGTTGATCAATCGCGGTTATGTTGAATTTCGACCCATTGGTAACAAGAATTATGAGAAAAACATTCCAGAAGTCATCAAGCACGTCAATCGGTTCGTACAGATCATCAATATCGCCAGTAATCCGGAGAGCTACAAACAGGAATACGCCAAGAAACTTGGTAACTTGATCACTGGTGGTCCAATGAAAAATCAACATCAAAACGCCTATGAGCGTGCGGTGTCTGAGTGGATGGATCAGATGAACCTTTCGGAGTCTGCGCGCCGAGAAATCATGGACGAGAATGGGCATATCAAAATCAAGCCGGGAACATTTCTTTCCATGGTCGCGTTCGGCCTGCGTAATCCCGGAAAAATGCCCAAGAATATCTTCACTATCCTGTTGAAATCCTCTGGGTTGAACGCGGCAACGTGGTCTGAACTACGTGATGCCTACGACAAACGACTCCCATGGTCACTTGATGACACTAATTGGGAAAAGGTAAAACCGGTTCTAAACGCAATTTTCTCTCAATAATACTGCGAATAAACTCAATCTCTATCTGGTTTCCTGACGATA